GAAACGTACCACGACCTCGTCCTCCCCCAGATGAAGAATTTGGCCCGGACGAAGATCGAGGACACGACTACCGGCAACGTGACCATGCGATGGGTGGTCACCGGAGGACAGAAGGACGATCACCTTAAGCACGCTCACGCTTACGCTGGGATTGCCTGCGAGAAGGTCGGGCTGGCAGAGCACGTGCAGCGAGCGAAGAGAGTACGGCGCCCGCAGCGGGCGCGGCGTAGTGCGATGGGGTCGCTGTAATGCTGACCCGAGAACCCAGAGACTTCTGGCAAAGCGTCGCTCAGGGGAGCATCGACGGTTACCTACCGCTCAACAAGTTCGGGCGAAATCCGGACATCGACATAAAGGCCGCTGGCACATTCGGCCGCGATGTGTGGGATGGTGGGGTCGCTTCGGCAGCGGACTGGGTTCCGCCGACCGCAGCCCGAATCCACGCCATTGCAGGCGGCGCAACGGATGCCCTGGACGATGTTGGAGCGCACACGCTCCGCATCTTCGGGCTGGACTCTGCATATGGGTTCCAGCAAGAAGATCTGTCGATGCACGCCACAGACGGTACGACCCCGGTCAACACCACCCTCGCGTACACGATGATCCACCGGATGTACGTGCTCACATCCGGGTCAGCCGGGAAGAATGTCGCCGACATCACAGCCACGGCAGCGTCTGACTCCACGCTCACGGCTCAGATCACCGCCAGTAACAACCAGACCGCGATGGCGATCTTCCAGATCCCAGCAGGCTACACCGGATACTTGAACCGGACCTATGCCTCGATTCACAACTCTGGCGGGGTCGAGAAGCTCACAGACTCGGCACTGTTTCTTATGGAGTTCGGCGGAGTGTGGAGACTGCAGGACTCCTTCGCCGCGAGCTCCTCCGGTTCTCCAACGATATTCAACCCATACCAGCCCTCGCTAGAAGCTCCGGCCAAGTCCTATATCAAGATGCAAGCGAGCCCGACATTCGACGCACAGGACGTTTCGGCTGGATTCAGCGGCGTGATGGTGGACGATCTGACGGGGACTTACTGATGTTCGACGTGACCGCGGTCGACAACTAGGAGGGGATATGCCGGTATTCGATCAATCCAGCTTCAACCTGCTCTTCCCTTACCTGCGCGATGAGGGCGGCAACGAGAACGCTATCGGCGACTACTCCGATACACCAACTGACTTCTTCATCGCCGCGCCAGAAGGCGATGTGATTGCCATCCCTGCCCTCTTCATCAGCATCGAAGACCTCGGGATGTTCCGGTATTGCGATTACGGTGCGAGTGCATCGCTTACCAACGGGATCTCACTCCAGCACACGGATAGCGAGGGGGGTGAGATCATGAGCTTGACCAACGGTGTCCCCGTCAAGTGCAATGGGCACTGGATCTCCTCGTCCTATGATCGCGTCCTATCTGAAGATCCTGCTGTGAACAACTGGCTGATTGTCCGGTGGTCGATGGGTTCAGACAGGCTTCCTCTCGTGCTCCGATACGGCGACCGGCTCGCTGTCACGCTCAACGACGATTTCTCGGGGCTGGTGTCCCATCGCTTCCGGGTGCAGGCAGCGGTAGCGAACTACATGCATCGAGACTGGGGGGAATAGTGATGGCCGAAGGGTTGAAAGAGGGGGCTCCGATCCGGCATCAACGATTCCAGCCTTATGAAGGGCACCAGGAAGTGCATCAGCCGTGGAATGTGCCTGTAGACCGCGGCCTAGAAGCCAACCGCGCAGCCCTGCCGAAGCCCCCGCCGTATGCCGGCGTGAATCCTCACAACTGGGAACCGTGTCCCGATGTTTGACCCCACAGCCGAAGCTGACGAGAAGCTCCGTACCCTGCGCTCCGACTTCGAGGCGTGTATCGACGCGGCTCAAGACGCGCAGAACGAGGCCCATCGTGCGGCTCGCTTCTACCACAACACCAAGAACGAAGGGCAGTGGGAGGCGGGCGACCTGCAGGCGCTTCGCGAGCAGGGTCGGGTGGCGTTCTCGTTCAACGTCATCAAGCCAAAGGTTGACACATTCCTCGGCATGGTCGAAGAGCAGCGGCGCGCCCCTCATGCTTCCGCGATCGGCGGCGAAGATGCACTGACGGCCGAGGTGCTCAATTCAATATCGGAGCGTGTCTATGACATCGCCGACCTCGAGACCATCGAAGCCGAGACGCTGAAAGAGGGCACCATCAAAGGTCAACACAGCGTTCGCATCGAGGTAGAGCCCGACCCGGAGAACCCACTTCACCAGCTCATCGTAGGCCGGCTCATACCGCGCTTCGAGTTGGACTGGGATCCCGCGTCACGACGTCCCGACCGCAGCGATGCCCGCTACGTCTTCTGGCACAAGTGGCTGGGCAAGGCCGAATTCGAGCGCACCTACCCCAAGTTCGAATTCGACGACCTTCTACACAAGGCCGACACGGACAACGCGCACGAGCGTCTCGAGGATGACCGCTCAGAGAGTGGCCCCTTCTACGGCAGCTACAACGACGACATGTACGACAGCAGTCGATGGGAGCCTGACTACTACAACGCGCAGCGAGACAAGCTACGCGTGATCCATGCCGAGTACAGGGTTCCGACTAAACGCCACTTCCTCGTTGACCCGCAATCCGGTATCAGCCAAGAGGTTGACGAGAAGTTCGTGGCGAGTCTCGGCCAGTACCAGGAGGCGGGCTATCTCGTGGGGCTCACGCCGGCCTCAACCTGGACCGACACGATCTACTCCGTTCAGTTCGTCGGAAATGAGATCCTCTACGACGCCGAGCTCGACCAGCCCTACGACGGCTTCAGCTTCGTCCCCTTCACCTACGCGATCGATTCAGAAACGGGCCACGCCTACGGGATGCTCCGAAACTTCTTCGACCCGCAGATGGAGATCAACAAGGCCCACAGCCTGAGCCTCGAGAACCTCGCCGGGCAGAACCGGCAGGGGATGATCGCGGAGAAGAGCGCTGTTACAGACCCGGACGTGCTCGAGGACCAGTTGAAGACGACGGCATCCATAGCCATCGTCGAAGATGGCGCGTTGACGCAAGGCAAGATCAAGGATCGCGCGCCCGCGCAGTCAAGCCCTGCGATCTCACAGCGGCTGAGTGACGGCGTCGCGATGCTCGACAAGGTCAGCAACATCCACACGGACGAGACGACCCCCGCCGGACAGGCTGAGGCAGTCGGCACAGTGCAGCTCCGCCACCGCAAAAGCCAATTGTCGATGTCGGACGTGGTCAAGAGCTACGAGAAGTTTCAGAAGGGCGTCGCACTGCGCGTCATGCAGGTCATTGTGCGCGCCATGCCGGACAGCCAGATTGCGGAGTACCTCGGCAACTCGAAGAAGTACCAAGTACAGCAGGGGACAGTGATCGAGATCGACGCTGCCACCGGCCAGCCCAAGGGCATGGCGCAACTCCAGGATCTCCGAACGCTCCGTCACGACGTGAGGCTCGAGACCTCGAGCGAGAATGTGACTTCGCGGATCATGGAGTCGCAGAGCATGAAGGATCTCCAGTCCACGGGATTCCCTGTGGATCCGGTCGTCGCGGTAGAGCTGAGCACAGGCAACCGCTCCTTGCGTGAGAGACTCAAGGCTTACGCCGAGCAGGCCCAGAAGGCCGCACAGGAGCAGAAGCAGCGCGAAGCAGAGGCCATGCAGAACGCCGCGCAGCGGTCTGATGCGCAGATACAGAGCACGATTGCCATCGCAGGCGGAGAGGCACAGGAGAAGAGGCGGCACAACCAGGCTACCGAACAGCTCGACTTTATGAAGCAGCAGGGCGACCACGCGGTGCGACTGGCCGGCGTGCTCGAGAAGGCAGACGCAGGAGAGAAGGCCGCCATTGTGAAGCTCGCGGAGCTCCTCGAGCGGCGGCAGATGCAGAGAGAATCAATCCAAGCCCATAGCACACGGAGGGAATTCAATGGGTAGACCGAAGTCGAAGGGCGAGCGAAGCGAAGTAGACGAGATGCTCGATGCCGTGGCTCCCATCGAGCCCGAGCCCGAAGAGGAGATTGAGGCCCAGTCAGCCGCAGCACCGGAACCCCCTGCGCCGAAGCAAATCACCTACGACGAGGGGGAGCAGATCGGCAGCCAAGAGACCGAAGCGCGAAAGGTCGCCGCTGAGGAGGATGCGCCCGAGGATCCCGACGAGGTCACAGCCGAGGCTGATGATCCGGCTCCCGCCGCCGCCCCCGCCCCTTCTCCGTCTCCCGACCCGAAGCCGACAGTTGAGCAGCTCGAGGCGGCGAATCAGGGTCTCAAGCGCGAGATGCAGAAGCTCCGCGAGAAGATGGGCGCGCGCAAAGCACAGGCCCAGATGCAGGCCCCGAGTCCCGTCCAGCCGGCGCCAGTGCCGACCGAGGGCCCCCAGCCGGTTGCACTCGATGACATGATCGTCTTCCAGGACGGCACGGCAGGAATCGACCCGGAGAAGTTCGACGCCGCAGTGCGGCGGGCCACCGCCCCCGATCCGAGCGTGGTTCGTGCGCAGGAGAATCAGCAGTTCCGGAGCAACTTCATCAACTCCGCAGAGACCCCCGAGGACCGGGCGGCATACTCGCAGGCTCTCGCACGCGGTGAGCAGGCATACGAGCACCTAGAGCTCGCCCTCCAGGACCGGGCCGATCAGTACGGGGTCTCTCTGCAGGGCGCGAGCCACGATCAGGTGGTCGGGTTTCTGCGACAGTCGGGGGTGATGGGCGAAATCAGCACGCTCTATCCCGACGTAGCCCCCGATCTGCCCGCGATGCTGGCTGCAAGCTCGATGCACAGTCATGAAATGATGGCAGACGTCCTCAGAGGCTACGCGGCGCGCAATTCGGCCACAGCACCCCTGGCGCCCCCTCCTGGCGCACAGATCCCCGTACAGGCCGCACCGTCGCCTGTGCAGCCGCTCCCCGCCGAGCGTGCGCCGAGCCTCGCCTCGGTGGGCGAGTCGCCGCAGGAGCCGGGACCGACCGACAGAGCGCGCTTCGAAGCGCTCGGAAAGAAGTTCGACAAGAACCCACTTGCATTCCCGGCCAAGGAGCTGAAGGAGCTCGAGCGGCTGGAAGAACGGTTTCTGTAGCACCATCGGCCCCAGTCGAGCTGTAATCGGCTGACACGCAGCGACGTGTGTGGAGTATTGAGGCTGCTCCGGCCTCCATCCCCTCCGAGATGAAATCGGTGGTCCGCTTCGGCGGTCGGGTCGTATGGCGCGCGTCTACCCCGCGCGGTTGCTCACGAACCTCATCGTGCGGGGCTCTGCTGTGTCTGGGCCCGGGCGTACATAAGCGACTCGCCCATCGTGCAACCCCAAATGGGGGTTCGCATCATGCCGGCTACCGAATTCGGGAACGGTTCGGACCAAAACGTCCTGCGCTGGAGCAACAAGCTCATGCGCGAGGCGATGGACAAGACCTACTTCAAGCGGTTCAGCGGGACATCGCAGGATTCCATTATCCAGATCCTCACGGAACTGGAGCGATCACCCGGTGATACCATCAAGTTCGACCTGCTCTACCAGAACCGTGGCGACGGCGTCCAGGGTGACACCACGCTCGAGGGCTACGAAGAGGCGCTTGAGTTCTACCAGGACTCGGTCATTATCGACCAGCTTCGCCATGCCCACAGCTTCCGCAAGATGAGCCAGCAGCGCACGGTTCACGACCTGCGGAAGATCGGGAGAGAGAGTCTCTCCACGTGGTGGGCCTGGAAGCTGGACACGATGATGTTCGCCTATCTGGCGGGTGCCGTGGGCGATGGGTCCGAGACTGCTTCGGGCACGCTGGGCACGAGTGGATTCGCGGGCAATGCCGTGGATACGCCCGAGGCCACGCACCATCTGGACAAGACCGGCGCCGTGATGAAGCTCTCGTACCTCAACACGGCCAAGACCCTGGCCAAGACCATCAACCCGCGCATCGAGCCTGTCATGGTCGACGGACAGCCCAAGTACATTTTCGTCGGGCATCCGTACTCCATCAATGCGCTTCGCACGGAAACGGGTGAGGCGGGATGGAATCTGATCCAGGGGCGTGCTGGCGTCAACGGCCCCAAGAACCCCATCTACACCGGGGCGATGGGCGAGTACAACGGCATCGTTATCCACGAGTCCGAGTACATCCCGACGAACGATGGCGCGACGGTCATGACGGGATTCACAGCCCAGAATGACAAGGCGAATCTGCTCCTCGGCAAGGGTGCCGGTGTGTTCGCCATGGGCAACGCCTACGACAAGGTGGACCAGTCCACCAACGGCGGCGGGTCCTTCTTCTCCTACAAGGAGGAGGTCAAGGACTACGGCAACAAGAAGGGCATCGGCTCCGCGAGCTGCTTCGGCATTACGAAGTGCCGATTCAATTCGAAGGATGTCGGCGTCATGCGAATCACCTCAACCGACGCCGCGCCGAGCTAATCGGCGAGAAAGGGGAAAGTCATGGCTGCAACAGTCACGAAGTTCAACAGTGACAATCGCGCCATCGAGCGTGACCCGGTAACCCTCGTTTTCGAGGTTGACTCGGGGACTCCCGCACTCGCGGCGGTCAGCTACGCGCTCTGCACGATCCCGGCTGGAACGGTGTATCTCACTGCTGAGATCCATTGTCTTCAGGCGGATGTGGACGCAACGTCCACTCTGTGCAGCTTGGCCCACACGGCCGCAACGCTGTTCACTGGCTCTGCGGACAACGGAGGCGTAATCAACGTCATCGACGACGGCATCAGTTCCGGCACTCTCGTACCCACTCCCTCGGGTACGCAGGCTGCTGGCACGCTGAATGCGGTTGTCTCTGTCGTTGGCGCGTCGTGCAGTACCGCAGCGAAGTGGCGCATCACGGTGTGCTGCTATCGACCGAGCTTCTAGCAAGTTGCCGGCCTAGCAATCTCGCAACGGTCGGTCTTGGTCCCGGGTTGGGGGTGCCCTCCGCACTCCCTTCCCGGGACTCCAGGGGTAGCAAGTGAACCTCGCAACGATGCGCACAGAGTTCAAGAATCAGCTAGCGGGTCTGGCTGAGAGTGTCTCTGATGGGGAGATCGATGTCCTCTTGAATCGTGCGTTCCAGTTCACAATCCCCGAGGAGGTCTCGGGCTTCCTCACCGAGGGAGAGTGGACTATCACGACTGTGGCAGGAACGGGAAGCTACGCCTATCCCTCGACAGTCTACTCCGTGCGCAAGCATCAGCCCGAGCTCGACGACACCTACTACCTCGGCTGGTACTCGCGGCCCGAGTTGTTCTGGGACACGTACAAACGGGTGAGCGCGGCCAACACGCGACCCACGGGCGCCCTGTTCTACGGCGAGACCTGCGAGCTCCGGCCTATCCCCGATGCAGTCTACACGGTGCGTGTACAGGCTCGAGTGTATCCGGCAGCACTGACGGACCCCGATGGCCTCGCCAACGAGACCCACGCGCTTGCGGTCATCTATGCCGCCTCATTCGAGTGGGCCGAAGTGCGGAGCCTTGACTTCCGGGCAGAGATTGACGCTCGATACAGAGTGAAGCTCGACAAGATGCGCACCCGTTCAAACAACCGCTCGCGCGAGCGTAAGCGGACGAGGTCATTCTGATGGTGTGGTCAAATACCGTCCCCGACGGCTCGAAAGCCCTGAACCTGCTCGACAACGACATGCGAGACAACGCAGTCGCGATCGAGGACGCTTTCGACGAAGAGCACTATTTCGCCACAGGCGGAAGCCAGACGGGGCGGCACAAGATCGGGACAGGCTCTGACGCCACTCGAAACTCTACCATATCATCCCCTGCTGCCGGCAATGTCTGGCTCAATGACAAGGATCTCGTGGCGCACGGCATCCTTGTGTTGCAACGCTACGATGGTTCGGGGTGGATCGACTGCCAACCCTACGGCCTCATCCCCTTCCTCGCTGACGCCAACATCTGGACCGGCGCCAACGTCGAGACCTACACGGCACTGACTGAGGCGGGAGGCGGTCCCGGCAATACCTGGGACTGGGTTCTTAACACGTCCACGGCATGGAAGGGCACGCTGTCCGATGACACGATCCTGAACAACCCGACGGGTTCTCTCATCTCAGCCGATCGCCGCTGCTCGGTGGTGGTTCAGGTGACGCAGGACTCGGGGACGCCCTACACGCTGACCTTCGGAACGAATCTCTTGCCGGCGTGGGGCTCGCAACCTGCCGTCAACCAGACGCTCGACTCCATCACCTTCATTCACATGACGCTGCGCAGCGATCAGAAGTGGATTTACTCCGTGGAGCACACGACCTAGTGTCAATTCCTGGACTCACATCAGGCGCAAGATTGCTCACGCATGTCATCGATGCGAATGACACGGACGTAGACCTATACGACGCTCTCGGCAGCCCGACCGGGTCAGTCCGCTACATGCTGGTAGTTAACGCAGGCGTAGATATTGGAGCTTCCGCCACGTCGGCTCCCTCGATGGCTGCCACGGGGTTCAATGCCGCAGCCGAAGGCGTGTGGCATATATTCGGCGACCACTTCGGCGCGGGCGGCGCTGGCGGTGACGGATGGGCGCGAACCTTTGGCGGTGACCCTGGAGACGGCGGAGGCGGAGGGGGTGGAGCCGGAAGCATCGTAGGCCCTGGAGGCTCGGGCGCATTCACTGCAGCCGATGGCGCAGACGGCGGGGCGTCGTCCGGCGGATCTGGCGGCGCATCCTACCTGAATTCCTCCGGCGACATCACGGGGACATACGGGGGTGCAGGAGGGGACGCGATCACGCTAGACCATGTGGTCACGATCTACTTGCACGGGACGATTAGTGGAGGCGGAGGCGGAGGCGACGGGGCTCAGTTCCTCGCGTCCATACTGGACGACGGCGGGGATGGCGGCGGCTTGGGCGATGCTGGTGGCAATGGTGGCGGGGCTGGTGCAACTCAGGGAGCCGCTGCAGGCTACGCCATTCGCTACTCCGGTGCGGGGTCTGCGACTATCAATCTAGTGGGCTCTGGTGCGGTTAACGGTACTGTCGGATGAGCGAATTCCAACCCTTCCCGATACTCGACTTCGGCGGCATCAGTACCGAGAAAGAGCCGTGGATCTCGCCGAAGAACACATGGCAGAGCCTCGTCAACGGTCATGCGTACCGCGGCCAGCTAAAGAAGCGCGAGGGGCGCAACTTCGTCCAGAAACTCGGCATCCCGGTAACTGGCGAGGTGGTCGGAATATCCGGACTGTCCATCTACACAGGCACGCTCGTGAACCTGCCCTGGGTTGAGCCGTTCGACCCGTTCGGCACGTACAACGGTACCGACTACACGGTACACTTTACAGCCGACTGGGCTAGCGGCTCGATGGACCTATACGTGGCCGAGGTTCTGTCGGTTGGCGTCGGCACGCATACCCGTGTAGTAAGAGCCACGATCGACGACTCCGCAGCGGGTTCGATCGTCCGGGGAGGAGTTGGCGACGGGTTCTACTCCATAACCTTCCCGAATGCCACCACTACTATCCCGGTAGTCGCATACGAGTATGACCCAGAGCTCCCAGTGATGGGCTTCGGCACGTTCGTAGGCGAGGACGGCACTGAACATCACCTCGCGTTCAACACGAAGCGTTGCTGGCTGATGAACAACTCAGAGGGCCGTTACTACCAGGAGGAGTCGGGGCTTGGCGACATCTGGGCCGGCACAGATACGGACCACTTCTGGCTGTGGCAGTTCGGCGACATCATGACGATCAACAACGGCGTCGATGTCCCGTACAAGTACGACCCGACGCTAGGCACCACGCTTGTAGCGATGGCTACCGACTACACGGGGGCCGGCGCCTCGATCCAAGCTGCCCGCATGTTCGTCAACTATCAGAACTACGGCGTGTATCTCGGAACGAAGGAAGCGGGGCAATTCTACGAGGGGCGAGCTCGATGGACGCAGGTGGGCAATTCGGAGGCGTTCAACGACGCCAACGACTACCTCGATGCGCCGTCCAACGATGTGATCCGCTCGGCCGAAATGGTTGGCCCGGATCTCTTCGTCGGGATGCGGGATACGGCGTGGTGGCGCCTGGAATTGCGCGACGATGCGTTCGCTCCGTTTGCGTGGGATCCGATCGACAGCGACCAGGGGGCTATTGCTAAGCATGGGTCCGTTCGCTTCCGTGACCGGATAATGAGCCGCAGCCGATACGGGATTGAGGAGATCAACCGCATCGGGCAGGTCAACGCGACCCCTGACCTTGGGGATGAGGCGTTTACGTGGAGCGCGCCTAACGCCTACCTCACACAGGCGCTTCGCTACGATGCTCGCCGTCAAGCGTGGTGGAGCTACGCAGACGGCGCGGACGATACCCCGCTCCATGCGCTTGTGATGCAGTTCAATCCGGACGGCTCGCGCAGTCTCTCGATGTACGACATGCCGATTCACAGCTATGGGACGTTCAGGCCCGGCGGCGCGCCTGTCTGGGATGACATCAGCGACCCGATGGACGATATCTACTACTCGATGGATTCACCGCAGAATCAAGGCGGCTTCACTCAGCTCGTCGGCGGGAACCTCATTGGCGATATCTACACGTGGGACGCGCGAGCGGCGGATAGGGTAACGGTGCCTGACGAAACGATTGCCGCAGCCGACTGGCGCTACCAAGACGCAGCGGTCGACTTCCAGGCCAAGAGCATTCGCCTCAATCCGTTTCCCAATCAGAAGGTATGGCTTGGCTGGGTAGATATCATCGTTGGGCCGAGTGCCGTGGGTTCGCTCGAGGTGAGCGCTTATGCGGACTATGACTCAGCCCCGTACAAGACGACCACGCTCTCACTCGCCCGAGGCAGCTCGACCAGCGAGAAACTCATAAAGCGATTCGCATTCAACCGCGTTGCCACGTTCCACACTCTGCTGATCCGCGAGAAGACGGTTGGGGACCTCGTGATTGACTATGTCGCCCCGTGGTTCAAATCAGCGGGACCGATTCGGGAGTTGACCTGATGCAGATTCTACCCAGGATGCCGCTCGGGCGTGTGAATTTCGAGAAGGCGCGGAGCCAGATCGATTCCTATCTGGATCGCATCGTGGTAGCAATCAACCACAACGCGAAGGAACGGGAGTTTACGCGACGCACGAGAACCCCCGTGGATGCCCGCGTCTATGACATCGAGATCATCCACGTGCCGCGCCGCATCGTTGCGGTAAACGCGATCCTGCTGTCGGGTACATGCGACGTAGTTATAACGCACGGTTCGACAGACATCGTATGGAAGACCGCGGGCAGCGCAACTCTCTCGCTCTCTTCGACAATGGTGAGCGACACGGTGGAGTCTGGCGGCGACGTGCCGGAAAACACGCTCATGATCTGCACGACTTCGAACGTTTCGTCAGCGTTGAATATGATTCTGACACTTAGGACAGGGGGGTAGGCGATGGCCTGGCCGGCAATACTGGCAGCAATGGGCGGAATGGGCGGAGCAGGCGGAGCGGCAGCCGGGGGTGCGGTTGGTGGTGGTGGCCTGTTCTCGGGACTCCTCAGCTCGATTCTCGGCGGCGCAATGAGCGGGGGCGGTGGAGGTGGCGGCAGTCAGGGCGCGCCGATCCAGGTTCCGTATAGGCAGGGAATGCAGCCGGGCGCACCGGGTGGCGGGGGTGGAGGCGATGGCCTCTGGGGCAGTCTCGGCTCCTTCATGATGTCCCAGGACGAAGAGGGTAACTCTCCTTCGAGCTCGCTCATGGGCGCCGGCATGAACGCGATATCCAGAATCCCGGATCGAGTGAGCGATAGTCGCACGGGACCGATCGGAGTGATGCAGCATCCGGTTCAGGGTGGCGTAGCGTCTCAGAACCCGGGCCTATTCGGACTCAACCAACTCATCGCCGGATCTTCACAAGGCGGGTGGGGGAGGTAAACCATGAGCTTCTTGGGCGGCCCCGAGCGGGTCAACATCATGACCGATCCGCAGATCGCAAACCTCAACAAGATGATCGGGCAGGTGGGACAGAACATCGGCCAGGGGATCGATGCCTACGGCGGTCAGATCACTCCCGACGCGACGGCCAACCAGCTTGCGGCGTTTCAGGGCGCGGGGAATCTGTTCCGAGACCCCCGAGTCGACTCGAGCGGGGCAATCAATCAGCTGATGAGCGGAGACCCGGCGTTTCAGATCGATCCAGCGCAGCGCGAGCAGTTCTATCAGGACGCACTCGTGGCCCCCGCACAGTCTCAATTCCAGGACCAGATGCAGCAGATCGACCGACGCTACGGAGCGGGCTTCGGGGAGTCGGGCTCTCATCGCGGTGCGGGCTACCGAGCGGCCGAGGACTTCCAGACGAACCTCATGGGCAAGCGCGCCGAGCTCCTGTACGGAGACGAGATGGCACGCCGTGGCGCCGCAGAGGCCGGCATGGGTCGCATGGCGCAGGGTGCCGGGCTCGCTGGGATGTACGGCCAGGACCAGCGCGCGAATCTCGGACTCATGTCTCAGCTTGGTGGCGAGGAGCGAGCGATTGCCGGCCAGCAGCAGGGCGAGGCATACAACAAGTGGCAGACCGAGCAGGACTACAACAACCCGTGGCTTGGATTCTTCGGGCCGACCATGAGCGCGCAGCCGTTCGCAGTCCAGAATAACCCCGGATGGGGGAAGGCCGTCGGCGGCATTCTGGCTCCGATGGTTGGAGGAAAGGGATAACAGATGCCCGGTGGCTTCTTCGGTTACGGTCGTGGTAGTGGCGTGATTCCCGGCGTCCGCTCGAGTCCTCAGGGCTCAACGGACAGCGTCGTAAAGGGCATCATGGCCGGCATCCGAGGGCCACAGATGCGCGCAGCTCGAAGTGCCGCCATCGGAGAGGGGATCCGCCGCTTCGAGTCCATCGGCACGGAGGAGTCCATGCGCATCGCGCAGCTCATGGGCGAGAACCCTCAGGGTGCGGCGATGTACGCGGACACGTTCGGTGGCTGGGAGAAGCTCTACAACCAGCAGAAGAGCAATGCGTTACAGGGGCAGGCGGCCAGGATGAGGGCAGGCGCCGTGAGTAGCCTCAGGGAATCGCCGGATCAGGTGCCGTGGGCGCCGGGCATGCAGCCGGGCGCAGGCAGTGCCTCCTCGTCGGAGGACTACTACCGAGCACTGCTCGAGGCGGGATTCCCTCCCGAGCAAGCTGCGGAGATGGCGCAGTCGGTGGCCGACCTGCAGAAGACCCAGTCCGAGACGGCGGAGAACTTGCGGCTGGCGGCGCGTCC